CGTTTACTCATGCTCTCGCCCTTGGTTTTTACTTTAGGGTTCCTACCGAGGGCAGTAGTAAGCGGCTTTTTTTATGTCTTCCACGCTTCCGTACTCCACACGAAAGTAGTGCATCTGCATGGATGGCTTGGAAGAAAACACCGACATCAGGACACACCCCCTGTTTGCCGACCAGCGTTAGTTGAGCGACTGGTAAAGCATTTGGTACAACGGTGGAACAAGGCCAGATGTATAAGCGAATTAACTCGTCAAGCGCACTTGGTACTCTTTAGGTATTTAATCATTAAGAGTATGGAGAGGTAAGGATAGAACAGCCATCTATCCACCCTTGGAGAATCTATGGTTAAAAGAAAAGGATAAGACAATGGATTTATTTGGATTTGAACAACCACAAGCAAAGTCTTTAACTGACGAAGGCTTTGAAGAATTTTGGGCGGCCTACCCTAAATGCGTTCGTAAAGGTGAAAAGACTGCCTGTAAGAAAAAGTGGGTTGAATCTTATTACTTCAGCCAAAAACAAACCATCTTAAAACACGTTCAATGGATGGCCACCACAGAGCAATGGTTAAAAGATAGCGGTGCATGGATACCAGCACCCAAGGTTTATCTTAATCAGCAAAGATGGGATGGCGCTGACATTCCTGATTTAAAACCCAGACCAACTATTGACCCTGCATTGGCCAAGATTGCCGCTGATAGCAAAAAGGCTGCGCCCATGCCAGACCATATCCGCAAGCAAATACAAGACATTAAAAGGAAAACATGATGAAGCAATCATTCAAACTTTCATACTGCGATTACATCGCAAACATTGTTCAAAAGTCACTAATGCAGTTTGACCAAGAAAACCTGCTTGACAAGGTGGGTCGCATCAAACTGGACTTAGACTTTGATGGCGTATTTAACTCTACTGTCAAAACCATTGACATTGTGGATATGCAGGGCAAAGCCTACCGCGTAACCATTCAGGAGTTGTGAAATGGAAGATATTTCACCATTTAAAGCACTTGATTTCATTCGCGACAACGCGCCTGGCTACGCCCAAGCCAAGGCCAACGTGGTTTATATGACCGAATACCGCAAAACAATTAAAGCCATGCTCATGGCAGCCAGTAGCGAAAAGACAGAATCAGCCAAAGAAACCTACGCCTATTCCCACCCTGAATACAAAGCCCATTTAAAAGCCCTAGAAACGGCTGTAGCAGAGTCTGAACGCCTTAGATGGCTCATGGTAGCGGCAGAGGCCAAAATCGCTGTCTGGCGCAGTTTAGAGTCTTCCAACCGCGCAGAAGGAAGGGCAACAACATGATGGGAAAAATTGTTGCTTGTTTGCCAAACAGACCTGATGCCAAATGCGAAAACTGCAAACGCTATCAGGTTGCTAATGCTCAGTACTTTGTAAACGTCAAAAATTCCAAAGACAGAGCCTGCATTTATGTCCCAATTTCTTTACAGGTGAAATTATGAAATCAGATGAAGATTTTGAATTTGAACGTATTGAGCGCGAAAACAAACTTAAATCTAGTGGAATGGATTGTTGTACATACGATTGCAATCAAGGCCGTAATTGTCCAGTACGCAATAAAACGCTAGAAGAAGTGGCCAAAGAATTTGAAAAAATGAAGCCATTTGGTGATACGGCTCAGTCATTTGCCCAATTTGTTCGGGGTTTAATGAAATGAAAAAGCAGACTAAACGCAAGCATTGGAAACTTTTGGATGTTATCCATCATGCCATTACTGGCGCTGGCATTACCCAAGAACATATATTGGATAAACTGCGAATGACTGAACTGGCCTCGCTCGATGCAATGACAAGGGGTCTAGGAACACTTCAGGATTGGCAAGAATTGACCGACATGATGAACATTTGTGAGGTCATGGCAATAGAAGGCATCGGGCCAGAAGCCTTGCCCTATTGCAAAGCCGCACAAGAGGCCCTAGAACAAGCCGCATTGCGTTATCAAAGCACTATGCGGATGGGACTATCAGGAACGGGAATAAATGCTTTGCGCGAAGTTTTTGAGTACCACGATTTGCAAAGGCGAAGCATCCCCCGCAGCCAGTACGAAAATATGATTATCAAAACCCGTCAACGCATCCAGAGCAAAGCCAAAGAAGTGGTCGTTTTATGAACCACAATAAAAGATACATCAATATCTATTTAACAAAAACAGAATATGAGATTTGCCAGTTTATTGGCCAAATGCGCCACAAAATAACAGCACAAAATGTTTCTGAAGGCAGACAAGACACCAGCAAAGACCCTGTTCAAATGTGTGTTGATGGGGTTATTACTGAATATGCTGTGGCCAAAACACTTAATCTAAACTTTGATTTCAATTGTAATTTTAGAAAGTTTGGCGCCGATTTAACCTTGAGAGATGGCAGGCCACTGGAGGTTAAAAGCACAACAACCGTAGGCGGTAATCTCAATGCTGTGCGAGGTTCTGTCGCCAAGCCAGCCGCAATTTTTGTCTTAACAGAAATTCACGCATCTCATATTCGGCTTGTCGGATGGATTGGGCGAGCAAGGCTTCTTCATCCTGATAACCTAAGAAATGTTGGTCGGGGTGAATTTTACTCTGTTGCTCAATCTGAACTTTATCCATTTGATGAAAAATATTACAAAGAAACACTATGAACAAGTTGCATCACTTGGGTGCATTTTGTGCCGATATCTTGCCTTTGGACAAACGCCTTGTGAAATCCACCACATCCGCAGATTTGGCGGTAAACGAGACAACGCCCCTGTTATTGGTTTATGCCAAGAGCATCACCGAGGTAACAAAGGCGTTCATGGGCTTGGCCACAAAGGATTTGAAAAACACTACGGCATCAGCGAACACGAATTGCTAGATCTGACCACCGCGGCACTTACGCGAATAGCCTAGTTCCTTGTTTGTCAATAATTAACGCTTGTTTGCGTGGCGTTCCACCCGATTGATTGGTAATGCTTACGTGCGTCCAGCGGTCGAATTCCCGAATTACTTGGTCGTAAGGTAGGTCAGACGCGATAATAGCGCGCACAACTTGGTCTGGGGTCATGCCTGGCACTCGAATATCAGCCGCACAACCAATCCGGTGCTGTGATGTGTCTTTGCTGCCTACCGCGTCATTTACCGCTTTAGACCTGAACGCACTGTTAACCATAATTGGTTTACCACCAAGAACGGTTTTGACTGCCTCAAGGAATTCAGCCAATCTTTGAATGTTTGCAAGTTCAGTTTCATTTGGGGTGTTATCCAAGGTTCTGTGGTCGGTGTGTGTGAGTTCTTCTAGCGTGAAGTGTTCTGTCATTTTTTACCCTTCATGTCTGCCAGTTTTTCAACTGTACGGCCACCAAAGTAAGCCAAGAAAATAATCTGACCCCACTGGCCAAGCAATTGAACATAGGATTCTTGCGCGTTATGTCCAAAGGCAGACATCATGGTGAACACAAAATAGGCCACAAAGATGGCTATAAGGGCCATAGGGCGAATATTTTTAGACAGCCAAGAGTCAGACCCCATGTCTGCTGTCCAGCGGTCTGTAACGGCTGTTTGCTCTATTTCAAATAACTTCGTGTCATTGGCCATTTTTGCCAACTCGCCATCTTGCGCCATCTTTGACAGTTCAAGTTGCGCCTTGGCTTTGGCTTCTGGGTCCGGTATTAACTTGTCTATAAGTTTTCCACCAACCGATAAAAGTGCATCAAGTCCAATCATTGTTTTGCCCTCGCTAGCATCGTACTTGCAATTTGTAACATACCCATTGCTTTGTGTAAATCCTTTGGCTCTTTTTCCCAACCAACGGTGATTTGCCCAACAAAGCGCCCTTGCTCTGGCGGCACACTAACTCGGCATCCAAAGGTTACGCCTTTTTCAATGTACCAAAGCCCAATTTCACTTTGTGCTACGGTGTATTCGCTACAGGGTATTTCATTGGCCATCAATGCAACCACATCACGGTTGTTGGCAGAACTCTGAGTAAAAAGGCCAACATCTAAACCTTCATGGGTTCTGTCTCTGCCTTCACGAGTATATGCTCGAAACAGCACCCTTGTGCCAAATAAAGGGTTGACTTTGAAAATGGCAACAATTGCTGCATCCGAATTCTTAAACAGATGGGCCGCGACATCCTCGGCTCGGTCTTCAACGATTGTTGGCAGTTTCTTATTCTCTTTGTACGCCTCAAACAAAAAGGCTTGGTTCTGCCAGACAAAGTACCCAGAGAAAGCAAACACCGCCATGAGTATCAGCGCAAACAGTTTAAACGGGCTATCCACATAGGATAAAACTTTGCTCAATATATCGTTTGTTTTATCCTCACTCATTTTTTCCCCGTGTAAGTCATTATGTTCCACAGAAATAAAAAGAAAATTAACACAACAATAATTCCACTGGTTGCAAACCACAAATCATTGTGAAATTTCATCTTTGCTTTTCGCAAATCTTCTTCTTCTTTTAATCTTTCTTTTTGTAACTTAATCCGCAAGTCCATCATTTGCTTGTACACATCCATGCCGTAGCGCATCTTTATCATGCTCTGCAATTGCATATCCTGTTTTCGCATTGTCTCGCGAGCAACAGCAATTTGCATTGCTTCTTCTTCGACCGACATCCCACTTTGGGATTTGCCAAATAACTTAGGCTTTTTCTTTTGATTTGCGCCAACGTAAAAGTTAGCAGCGGCTGTGTACCATTTGCCTAACTGACCAACAACATCCTCAATTTCCCGCCCTGCTGATACCAATGCTTTAACGCCTTTAAAGGCAGCATTTGCCATTGCAAAAGCGGTAAGCGGGTCAATTTTTAACTCCTAGGCATTATTTCAAGTGCATCACAGAGGAATAAACCACGCCAGCCATAGCCACAAGCATAGTGCCACAGGCTTTA